GCATAATTAATAACTATATTTCTTAAATCAGAATCATCATCTATTTTAGTGTGGTCTATGTATAATGCTTTTGCTGTTTCAGAATCAGTGGGAGTGGGTTTAACTATTATCACAGAACCTTTATCTGCAACTGCATTATCAAAATAATACTTAGGAAATTTAGATGTTGCTACTTTTAAACTTCCAGAACTTGCTTCTATAAAAGGAGCATCTTCTCTTGATACTTCTCTTGCTTCAAATCCATTTCTTGATACACTTAATATACTATCTGTAGCAATCGGTACTACAATATTTCCACTAGCATTTCCACCATCACTACTAGGATTTGTAAAAGTAGAAGCCCACTTTAATAAATTATTAGGAACATTTGCTACTACAAATTTTTGTGCAGATACAATGAAGTCTGCATCAGCAGTTGTTACTCCTGTTATATCTTGTATTTCAAGTGCTATTGTTGATGTTGCCATATTTACTTTCTATACATGGGGGACCGAAATCCCCCATATATTGTTTAGATTGGTAATTAAACTGCTTTAACTACTAATACATTTAAAGTGCATGAACCTAAGTCTATAGCACTTCCAGTATTATTAGCTAAAATAGCAGTAATTTTATCAGCTGCTGTAACTTGAGCATCTAATACTAAGTCTGAAATATCAGCGCTTAAACTTGATAATACAAAATCACCAAGTTCTGCTCCTATAACAGTTACTTCTTTTGCTTCTTCATTGCCATCGGCAATTGAAGCTGCATCCCAAGTAATTGAGCCAGAAAGAGCATCGCTAAATTTCTCTATACTATTACCATCTTTATTTTGTCCGTATAAAGGGATTCCCATGATTACCTCCTATTTCCAGACAGCGTGGGCTTCAGGCATACGCCATTCCATCCCAGCTTCTGTTTGAATTAAATCAACCCTACGGTCAACACCACTATTTTCAAGAGTCTGAACACCAACGTATACTGCTGTATCACGATTCAATCCGTTACCAACCAAAGGTCTGTAAGCACATTGAGCCATATTAATAGCAAGTATCTTTACTGCAGTTCCATCCAAGTGAATGTTTCTTACTAGATTCATTGCACCATAAGGAGTGAACACTTGAGTAACGTCTAATCCATAGACTTGTTTTCTACCTGCAATACTAAAGTCTGCACGACCAAGATTTGTACTTCCATCAGCAACTTTTGAAACATTAGCTGAAAAGTATCCACTTAGTTTATGCATCCAATTGTATGTATCAGTAGAACACATGAATAGTGTTGCGTTTGCATTGTTGTAACGAGGGTCTAAGAATTGAGACATATCATCAAGAAAGTCATCTTGAGACTTTGAACCAGTTCCACCAATACCAGAACCATCAAAGATGTTTCCGTAATTAGTAATGAAACTAACAGCTCCTTCCGTATACTGAACACCATCTGTTACAGATTGAGAGCCAAACAATAACGCTTGTTCAATATCGAATTTATGTTCAATTAACTTTTGTCTCCAAATTCTTGCAAATTCATTTGGTTCATACTTAAGAACAGTTGCTCTTGTAGTATTATCCATTGCCATTGCAGTTTTGAAGATTTGAGTTAGACCAGTTGCACTTGAGAAAGGTTGGTCTTTCCATGATTCTGGATAACCTGAACCTTGAGCATGTGCATTACCTACAACATAACTTCTAGCACCTTCTAGAACGTTAGCGATGTTTGCGCTATAAACAGTTCCAAGAGGGTCATCTCCACAATAACTTGCGAGATATTTAAAAGTAACTGCAGATATTGGTTTGATTACAGTTCCACTAATAGGAATATAATGAGCAGTTCTAGCTCCATCATCTTCCTCAGCTCCATCAGAAAGGTCTGCAAAAGCTATAGAAGAACTTTCACTTGCATGAACTGTATCTATTTTAACAAGCATATACTCATCAACATCATTAGATGTTACAACAGCCCCCGCAGTCATTCCCCCAGCATCAGTAGAACTCATGTTTACTTTTATTACTGAATCTGGAAGTAAGAAAGTTGGTTGTGTTCCAGACTCACCGACTAAAACGTCATTGCCTGAATTTCCAAGTACACTACCAATGTTACCACCTGATTTATAATCAGAAGCCATAAGTAATTTTACTTTGTCACCTGCTGTAATTGAAAGAGCTGCATTTGAAGTTGTTTTTAATTCTGCTTCAGTAAATACATCTGAACCACTATTATATCCAATTACATATGCATATCTCTTGTGATACGAATGTCTCTGTTCAGTAAATTTGAACTGAGGGTCATCCGTAGGTTTTTTTGCGACTTGAGACACAAATCTGAAAAAAGGGTCTTGAGCTATTGAAAGTTCAGAAACTCTATCTCCAAAATTGTACCTACGTCTAAGGTCACCTGTGTCAGGTATAGCGCTTCCACTATGCCCTGCATCAGGAGAACTTCCGTATGTTTCCATGCCGAATACATCAGCCATTTTAGTACCTCTTTAGTTTGAGTTAATGGCTAACAATATAATTTTATATACTGAAAGCCTTTTCTAGTTCGCCGCCAGTACCCAAAATGGTATCAAAAACATTATCGTCTGTACTTTTCTCAACGGAAACACTACCTTGTGTTGCAAGTGTGCTAGGTTGAGATTGTACTTCTCTCATCTTATTATGAATTTCTTGTCTCGTTGAATCAGCAATTTGACTATCTCTGTTCTTACGATTCATTAAGTAATATATATCCTCAAGCTCTAAAGACTTACTTTTAGCAAAATCAGTAAATGTACTCCATTCTTCATCAGACATATTCATCTTTTGTTTGAATTGAGTTTCTTTAGCCATTTTTGCATTTTCAGTTTTTTGAGTTTGTAGTGTATTATTTAAACGACGCTGTACAATACCATCGATTGTAGCACCCATTACTTTTGCAGAATCGGAATCAGGTTGTTGAAATGCCTCTTCAGGGTCAAAAACAAAATCTTCATCAAGATTTAGTTGTTGATTCATTGATTGTGGGGCCTGACCTCCACCCTCAAAATAATTCCTCACATGAGAAATTAAATTAGGGTCTTCACGCATAGCGTCTAGAATAGGCATATAAGGCTCAATTTCTTTTAGTTTACCATTGAGTCTTTTAGCCTCTCTACTTGAATCGCTATATCGCTTTTGCAAGACTTCGTTGTCATCTTGCGATTGAACTTCTACATTGGGGCTCGACTGCGTATTACCGCTTTGTACCGAGGTTGGTTGTTGTTGTTCGTCTAATATGCCGCCATTAACTTCTCTATCTAATGATTCAAAAAAATCACTTGAGCTGCTCATAACTGCATCTTGTACGTTTGTACTTTCGGGGGCTACTTGAGCGTTACCTACTTGTTCTGACATACTATCTCCTATTTTTAGGTTATTTTAATTTAGCAACTATAAAATCTAAAATGCAATAACTAAGATTGCTCGTTTTGAGCAACGTCTTGCTTACTAGATTCCATGTCGTTTTTCATTTCGTCTCTCATTTTCTGAAACTCAACTTTTAACATTCCTCTTAGAAGTTTTTGTTGTGATTCAGTTTCAAGAACATCTTTTCGTATTTCATTGTTAGCATCTCCTACTTTCATCTTAATACCTGCTTGTACTAATTGACGTTGCAAGGTTTCAATAGTTCCATCTTTATCTTTTGTAGATTCTTGCATTGATTGTAATTGACTTTGCATTTGAGATAATTGAGACTTTCTTTCAACAATTTTATCTTTGTTTCTAATATCTGTTTCAGCTAACATTGCAATATCATCAATTAATCCAGATTGATACCATCTAAAATACTCTTCTAATAATGCCCACCTATTTAATGGTAGTGTTGCGCCTGCAATTATTCTTATATCAAATCTTGCAGATGCATAATCTTTATATTTACCAATAGCTTTACCATAATCATTATATAGATTTACATTTATTCTTACTTCTTTTTCTTCATCGTTACCTGCCATAGGTTGTACGATTCTAAATACTTTTTCAATTGTATAATGTTTTTGAGCCATCATTTTAAATACTCTGCCTAAATGTTCAAGTGATGGTTCTACTATACTATTCATCCATGCTTTTAATCTACGAGTACCAAACTCATCATTAGCAAGTAATCCTCGATATGTTTCTGCTTGGTCTTGAGAGAATCCCATCATTGCACTAGGTACGCCACTAATATATTCTGCATCTGACTTACCTTGTTGTACAACAGTAAAGAATGCATTATTAATTGGTGCTGGTTGTATTGGAGTAGGTGGAGAGAATCCACTTCTGTATTTTAACAATGCTCCAGGCGCTGATGA